CGGCCAGCCGCACCGGCCTGGGCTACGTGCAGTCGGACGCGCAGGTCCGCTACCAGGCCATCAATGAGAAGTTCATCGTCAACATGGAAGGCGGCCAGACCGTGCAGGTTTCCCGCCAGATGCTGCCGGCGGGACCGGCGGCGTAGGGGGGAACCGTTATGGCGACAAACACATTCTCCGTCGGGCGCGACTGCCAGCTGGTCGTCATCGGCCCCGCCGGCCGCGTGGACCTGACGCATGTCACCGGCTTCGATGCGCGGCAGATGACGCATGCGGTGCGCGTGGACCGGCTGGACGGCGCGACATTGGCCGCCGAACTGCCGAAAGGCTGGGAAGGCAGCTTCGAGCTGGAACGCGGCAGCCCGGCGGTGGACGATTTCATCGCCGCGATGGAAGCGCGCTTCCACGCCGGCGGCGCGGTGAAGCCCGGCACGCTCTACCAATACGTGCTGGAAACCGACGGCGCCACATCCACCTACCAGTATGATGGCGTGGTGTTCCGCCTGGCCAATGCCGGCGCGTGGCGCGGCGACGCGGCGGTGAAGCAGAAGCTGGAATTCTTCGCCACGCGCAGGAAGCGGGTATGAGCATTTCCGATACCCAGGGCCGCAGGCTGGAACTTCGCAGCCTGACCGCGCTGGACAAGCTGCGCCTGTTCAAGGCCGCCGGCCCGGCCCTATCGCGCAACGAACCGTGGCTGGGCATGGCGCTGCTCGCCTGCACCGTCAGTGCCATTGACGACGTGCCTGTGCCGATGCCGGCCGACGAACGCGGCATAGAGGCGCTGGTGGCACGGCTGGGCGATGCCGGGTTGGCCGCCATTGCCGCCGCGCTGGCGCCGGAACCGACGATGCGGGACCAGGCCGCCAGCGCAAAAAACTGAGCCTGCACCCCGACCTGCTGGACTGCCTTTACCTGGTCCGCAACGGGGTGCCGTTCGACATTGCCTTCGCCCTGCCGGCGGATGAGCGGCTGGCCTTCGTGGTCGCGCTCGGCACGCTGTCCGGCCTGGTGTTCGACTGGGATTCCCTGCGCTGGAGCGATGCATGATCGCCATTGAGGGCCTGGCCGCGCTGCGCGCGCGGATGGAGCAGCTGGAGGTGGAGGCCGCCGCGCGGCGCGGTCTCCTCGCCGCCGGGGAACACGTGGCGGAAAGCACGCGCCAGCTGCTGTCTACCCCGCCGGGCGGGCCGCATGCGGCGCCGTGGCTGCGGTCCGGCGCGCTGCGCGCCTCCATCGGCGTTACGCACACTGACAACGCCACCATCGTCGCCAGCAACTCGGACGTCGCCGTGCACCAGGAACTCGGCACCGCCCGCATTCCGCCGCGCCCCTTCCTCGCCCCCGTCGCGGTTGCGGAGGCGGACGCGGCGGCAAGGATGGTCGCCGATGCGCTCGCCACCGAATTGAACCAGGGCACGCAAACCGCATGATCGACGCCGCCACCATCGGCATCACGCTGGCGCTGAACAACGGCGTTTCGGACGGCATTGCCCAGATAAGGCGCGAACTCGCGGCGCTGGACGCGGCGATTGCCGCCTCGTCAGCGGGGCTGACACGTCTGGCCGCGCTGGCGGAAGGGGCCGGCCTGTCCCAGACCGTGCGCGCCGCCGCCGCGCTGCTGCCGCGGCAGCCGCGCCCTGCGGCGCCGGCCCCCGGCCAGCCGGAGGCGGACACCGCGCCGGTTACCCCACGCGCCGCGCCGGAAGTGCCGGCCGCCCCTGCCGCCCCGCCGGATGTCCCGCCACCCGCCGCCCCGATGGCCGCCCCGATCGCGGCCCCAATGGCCGCCCCAATGGCGGCCCAAGCGCCGCCGCGGGGGCCGGATTTCGCCCGCTACGGCCAGGCCCTCGCCGCCCGCGCCGAGGCGCCGGGGCCCGCAATCCCGCCCCCGCAACCGGTGCCTGTTGCCTTGCCGGAACAGGCGGCCATGCCCTTCGCGGCGGCGATGGCCGAGCCCCGCGCCCCGCTGCCGCCTCCGTCAGTTTTTCAGACAGAGGCCGATCCGCCCCGCGCCCCGGTCGCGCCGCTTGCCACGTCCACCACCGTGACGGCGCCGGCCATGCCGGCGGCGCCCGAGGCCACCCCGCAGGCCGCGCCAGCGGAGGCCGCTTCCGCGCATCCAGGCACGGTGGAAATCACCCTGGACGGGACCGTTCTTTCCCGCTGGATCGGCGACGAGCTGTCACGCCACGCGGCGCGACCGCCTGCCGCCGCCACCGCCTTCGACCCGCGCCTGACCCCCGCATGGGCGGCCGCGTGATGGCAACGGACCTGCGCATCCGCGCATATCTCCGCTTTCCCGGCGACCCGCCACCCGATCGGTCGGCGATCGCCGATCCGGTGACAGTCCCCGCGAGCGTGATCCGCCCGCCCGCACCGGACCCGCGCCCCTTGGCCGCGTGATCAGGGCATTCGCTGCACGCCCAGGCGCTTTCAGACAGGATACGGATGTCCAACACCGTCACGTTAGGCCCCGTCCGCTTCCGGGATTTCGAAATCCCGGAACGCATCAATTTCGGCGGAATGCAGTCCCTTGCCATCCACCGCCTGGCCGGCGGCGCGCGCGTGATCGACGCGCTGGGCCGCGACGATGCGGACATCTTCTTCGCCGGCATCTTCTCCGGCCCCGATGCCACCGCGCGCGCCCGCGCGCTGGATGAACTGCGCAGCCTTGGCGCGGAACTGCCACTGGGCTGGGGCGAATTCGCCTACACCGTCGTCATCCGCTTCTTCCAGGCGGAATACCGGGCCGCCAACTGGGTGCCGTTCCGTATCGCCTGCGCCGTGCTGCGCGATGACGCGGCGGCGGTGCCGGAAGCGGCCGCCGGCCTCGCCGCCAGCGTGCGGGGCGATGTCTCGGCCGCGATGGGCCTGGGCGCCGATCTGGCCGGCATCGCGGCACTGCTGGCCCGGCCGGATGCCGCCACGCGGGGCACCGCCGGCCATGCCACCGCCAGCGCCGGCCTGGCGAATGCGTGTGCCATGCTCGCCGGTACCATCGCCGCGCGGGACGCGGCGCTGGCCGCCGCGCGCCCGGACGATGCCGCCGGCCTGAACGCGGCGACGGACGCGATGGGGGTGTTGGCACAACTGACAGCCGCCCGCGCCCATGCCGGCCGCGCCGCCGCCAACCTGGCCGCCGCCGAGACCTGAACCGGAGCCACCGCATGAAGACCATGACCACCGCCGGCGGGGACCTGTTCCGCCTGGCGATGACGGAGCTTGGCGACGCGACGCAATGGATCCGCATCGCCCAGCTGAACGACCTGGACGACCCGATGCTGGCGGGCGTGCGCACGCTGCGCATTCCGCCGCTGGACCCGGCGGCGGGGGGCGGCATTGCCGCCCGGTAACGCGCTGCTGCGCCACCCGCGGCTGGAAATCCGCGCCGATGGCACGCTGCTGGCCGGTGCCATCGCGGCGCAGGTGGTGTCCAACAACCACTACGCCGCGGACCGCTTCCACGCCACCCTGGCGCTGGATGCGGACCAGGGCGCCGCGGCCTTCTGGGCCGCCGCGGGCAACGTGCTGCTGGAGATCGGCTTTGCGCTGGACGGCGCCGGCGCCAGCATCATCCAGGGCGCGGTGGACCGCGTTGCCGTGGACCCGATCCGCCGCCTGGTGCACTTGGACGGGCGGGACCTGACCGCGCGGCTGATCGAGGCGCGCACGCAGGAAAGCTTCGTCAACCAGACCGCCAGCGAGATCGCCGCCACCCTGGCCGTGCGCCATGGCCTGTCAGCGCGGATAACCGCCACCACCACGCGGGCGGGCCGCTACTACCAGAACGAACACGACCGCATCAGCCTGGGCCAGTTCAGCCGCGCGATGACCGAATGGGATTTGCTGACATGGCTGGCCCGCCAGGAAGGCTTCGATGTGTTCGTGCGCGGCACTACGTTGCATTTCGGCCCCGCGCCGGAACGGCCGCGCGCCTGGACCATCACGCAAGCGGACGTGACGGATCTGCGCCTGGAACGCGCTTTGACCCTGGCGCGGGATATCGAGGTGGTGGTGAAAAGCTGGAACAGCCGGCAGAACAACGCCTTCACCCGCACCGCCCGCGCTGGCTTCGCGCGCGCCACCTCCGCCACGCCGCAGCGCCACGTGCTGGTGCGGCCGAACCTGACACCGGAACAGGCGCTGCAACTGGCCCAGGCGACGCTCGCGGACCTGACGCGCCACCGCATGGTCGCGCGCTTCGCCATGCCGGGTGAACTCGCGCTCATGCCGCGCGATGCCATCCTGCTGGCCGGCACGGCCAGCGCCTTCGACCAGACCTATCACGTGGATGAAGTCGCGCGCCGCATTTCCAGCGCGCATGGCTTCACGCAGACCGTCTGCGCCCGGAATGACACCGCGCCCGCGCAGGCCACCCCGCCGGCCGATACCCCGTTCACCGCCGCCCCCAACTGACAGGCCCCGCATGGATGCCTTCCTGAATGCGCTGAAGGCGCAGTCCGGCGCGCTGGATGCCGCCGCCGGCCAGGCGCGCTTCGGCGTTGTCACCTCCGTGGATCCCGCGCGCGCCACCGCCCGCGTGCTGCTGCAGCCGGAAGCGGTACTGACCGGCTGGCTGCCCGTGCTTTCCCCCTGGGTGGGTGCCGGCTGGGGCATGGCCTGCCCGCCATCGCCGGGGGACCAGGTGCTGGTGCTGGCGCAGGAAGGGGATGCGGAACACGGCATCATCGCCGGCCGCGCCTTTTCCGACGCAGCCGCCACCCCCGCAGCGCCGGCCGGGGAACTGTGGCTGGTGCACAAATCCGGCAGCTTCGTGAAACTCTCTAACGACGGCACGGTCCGCGTGAAGGGCGACCTGCACGTGGATGGGGATGTGCACGACGCGCACGGTTCCCTGTCCCAGCTGCGCGGCCACTACAACGCGCACCGCCACCCGCCTGCCACCGCCGCCGCCAGCCCGCAGGACTGAGGCCATGGACATCGCGCATCAATGGGGCGCCGACCTGCAGGCCGGCGCAACGGGCGATCTCGCCCTGGTCGATGGCGCGGCGCGCACGCAGCAGCGCCTGCTCCGCCGCCTGCTCACCAACCCCGGCGACTACATCTGGCAGCCGGACTATGGCGCCGGCCTGGCCCGATTCATCGGCCAGCCGGTGGATGAAGCGCGCATCCGCGCCGCCATTCGCGGCCAGATGCTGCGCGAAGCCGCCGTGGCCCGCACACCCGAACCGGCGATCGAGCTGCGTGCCGCGCCGGATGGCACTGTGTTCGTGCAGATCCGCTACGTGGACGCGCCGAGCGGCCGCACGGAACTGCTCTCCTTCAACCTGGAAGCCTGAGCGATGCAATTGCCGTTCCTGAATTTCGCCGCCCAGGTGCAGGCCATGGCCGCCGCCGTGCAATCCGGCGCCGCAAGGCTGGTGGACCTGTCCGTCGGGTCGGTCCTGCGCGCGGTGCTGGAAGCCAATGCGGGGCTCGGCCTGTGGCTGCAATGGCTCATCCTGCGCGTGCTGCAGGCCACGCGCGCCGCCACCAGCACGGGCGCGGACCTGGACAGCTTCGTGGCGGATTTCTCGGTCGTCCGCCTGCCCGCGCAGCATGCCGGCGGCATCGTCACCTTCTCGCGCACCGTGCCCGGGCTCGCCGCCACCATTCCGGCCGGCACGCTGGTCCGTTCCGCCGACGGCACGCAGGACTTCGCCGTTACCACCAATGACACACTTCCCGCCGATGCCCTGTCGCTGGACATGCCGGTGCGCGCCGCCTCGCCCGGTGCCGCCGGCAATGTGCTTGCCGGCACTGTCAGCCAGCTCGCCAGCGCCCTGCCGGGCATCGATGCTGTCACCAACGCCGCCGCCATGGCCGGCGGGCAGGACGCGGAAGCGGATGAAGCCCTGCGGGAACGCTTCAAATCCTTTCTGGACACGCGCAGCCGTGCCACCGCCCGCGCCGTCGCCTATGCCATCGCCACGGTGCAGCAGGGCCTGAACGCCGTGATCGCGGAAAACCAGGACGCCGCCGGTGCCACCCAGCCCGGCCATTTCACCGTTACCGTGGATGACGGCAGCGGCACGCCCTCCGCCGCGTTGCTCGCCGCCATCGCGGCGGCGGTGGAGGCGGTGCGCCCGCTCGGCTCCGGCTACACCGTTCGTGCGCCCATGGTGCAGCCGGTGGATGTCGCGGTCACCCTGCAACTCGCCGCCGGCACGCCCGCCGCGCCTGTCGCCGCCGCGGTCGGGGCCGCCATCCGGGCCCATCTCGCGGCCCTGCCCATCGGCGCCGGCCTGCCGCTCTCCCGCATCGCGCAGATCGCGCATGATGCGGATATCGCTGTCCTCGGCGCCGGTCCCGTGCTGCTGAACGGCCTGGCGGCGGATGCGGCGCCGCCCGCGCATGGCGTGCTGAAGCCCGGCGTCGTGGTGGTGTCATGACCGGCGACCCCGCCGACATGGCCGCCCGCCTGCGCGCCCTGCTGCCATCCCGCTGGTTCGCGGATCAGGCCCCCGTCCTCTCGGCGCTGCTGGGCGGCCTCGGCAGCTTCTGGTCCCGCCTGCACGGCTTTGTCGCCTATGCCCGGGCGCAAACCCGCATCGCCACCGCCACCGGCGCCTGGCTGGGCATGATCGCACGGGATTTCTTCGGCCGCCGCGTCGCCCGCCGCGCGGGGGAGGACGACACGGCCTTCCGTGTCCGCATCCGCCGGGAACTGCTGCGCGATCGCGGCACCCGCGCGGCCCTGTCAGCCGCGCTGACCGACCTGACCGGCCGCGCGCCCATCATCTTCGAACCCTTCCGGCCCGCCGATACCGGCGCCTGGGGCACGGCCCTGGCCTACAACACGCACGGCGGCTGGGGCACGCTGAGCCTGCCCTTCCAGGCCTTCGTCACCGCCTTCCGCCCCGCGGGCAGCGGCATCGCCACGGTCGCGGGCTGGGGTTCGCCGCCTGGCGGCTACGGCGCCGGGGCCATCCAATACGCCAGCCTGGCGATGGTGCAGGGCCAGGTGACGGACCCGGACATCCTGGCCGCCATCACGGACACGATCCCGGCCGCGACCACAGCCTGGACCCGCATCACCTTCTAACATTCGCCCGAGGAACTGATGGATCGGAACATCGTCTATCCCGGCAGCATCCCGCTGGATACCGACCTGCTCTCGCTCAACCGCAACACCATGGTCGCGCTCGGCGCGCTGGCGCAGGCGGTGCTGGGCACCACCGCCATCGTGGATGGCCTGGCCTGCACGCAGACCACGCCCGCCTCCCTCGGCGTCTCCGTCGGGCCCGGCTCCATCACCCAGCTTTCGGTCATCGACTCGCTGTCCTTCGGCGCACTCCCCGCCAGCACGGACCCGCTGGTGAAGATGGGCATCAACACCCAGGCGACAAATTTCACCCTCGCCGCCCCCACCACCGCCGGCCAGTCCATCAACTACCTCATCCAGGCCGCGCTGTCGGAGGCGGATGCCACGCCGGTGGTGCTGCCCTACTACAACGCCGCGGACCCCGCGCTGCCCTTCTCTGGCCCCGGCAATTCCGGCGCGGCGCAGAACACGCAGCGCACCCAGCGCGTGCAGCTGCAACTGAAGGCCGGTGCGCCCGCCATCGCCGGCACACAATCCACCCCGCCGGTGGATAGCGGCTGGGCCGGGCTGTATGTCGTCACCGTCGCCACCGGCCAGGCCACCGTTACCGCCGCCAACATCGCCGTTCATCCGGCCGCGCCCTTCCTCGGCTTCAAGCTGCCGCAGCTGCGGCCCGGCTTTGCCTCCGGCGTGCAGTCCATCACCGCCACGGGCAGCTTCACCGTGCCCGCCGGCGTCACCCAGCTGGACGTGGAGTTGTGGGGTGGCGGTGCCGGGTCCTTCGCCTCGCTCTCCGGCACACCCTCCGGCGGCGCGGCCGGCGGCGGTTATTGCCGCAAACGCATCACCGGCCTGGCCCCCGGCCAGCTCATCGCCGTCACCATCGGCGCGGGCGGCAATGCCGGCACCACCGGCACGGCCCCCACCGCCGGCGGCACCACCAGCTTCGGCGCCTTCTGCTCCGCCTCCGGCGGCCAGCTCAACGGCCTTGCCACTCCCGCCGCGCCCTATCACGGCGGCACGCCCGGCGGCACCGGCACCGGCGGGGATCTCAACCTGCCCGGCTCGGAAGGCAATGTCGGCATCACCATCAATGGCGGCATGGGCGGCGGCGCCCCGAACGGCGGCGGCATGCGCAACGCCGGCGCCGGCGCCGCCAACCCTGGCCTTGCCCCCGGCGGCGGTGCCTCCGGCGCCGGCACGGGCAGTTCCGGCACTACCGCCAACGCCGGCGCGGCCGGCGCGGCGGGCATGGTGCTGGTGCGCTGGTAGCGGCGTGCTTGCGGGGAAGGAAGGCCAGGGGGCGCTGCCCCTGGACCCCGCCAAGGGCGTAACGCCCTTGGAACCCTTCCGTTAGCTGTTCTGAGGAGAAGGGGGCTGAGGTGCCGTCTGCGCCAGCACCTGGCCCCCTTCTCCTCAGAACAGCCCAATTGATGGGGGTCCAGGGACGACACGTCCCTGGCAGGGGGTTCGGGGGGCAGCGCCCCCCGATCTGCCTTTCTTTCCCCCCGAAGTAACACCGCAACAGGAGCCACAATGCCCACACCGGCCACACCGGTCTGGCGGCCGTCGCATGCGCGCGCGGTTGTGCTGGACAGTTTCGTGCCTGTTCCGCGCGGCGCCGCCGCCGCCGCGCCGCCGCCGCTGGCCTGGCCGGCGAAGGACCCGGCGGATGTGCTGGACTAT